CTTATAAGCATCATCATCTGTTGAGCCACCTGAAAATCCTTTTCCAAGCGCCTCGGCTTTTTTGAGCCTTTTTAGCATCTCGAAAGTGGGCTCAAAAATGGAATCATAAATCTGTTGTGCCTTGTCTGCTTTCCCATTCTTGGTTAATTTCAGATAATCATCAAGTGTTGCTTTGAGGCCCGGCGTCAAAAGGTCGAGGTTGGATTGTACCTTAAAGAATTCTTGGATGATGGCAGACTTTAAGGCAGCGTCCTTTTCAATCGCATCGGCATAGGTTTCTTTATCGGCAGCGGCAAAAACCCCTGGGATTTCTTTTGGCAAAAGTGAGGCATTAGTTTTTAAAAATTCAGGCGCCTGCATGTTGAAACGCAGCGCGGCCTCAAGCTGCTTTGTGTTGCCTGCCTTTTTTTCATCGGCCTCACGCTGCTGGCGTGCCTTTTCAGATAAATCCTCTTCGGGTGGCTTTGTGCCAGCGGCCTCAAGCTTTTCAAGTCTCGCAATAAGTGCCTTATTTTGTGCAATTAGGTCTGCAACCCCTTGATTTTCCGGGGCCTCATCTTTTTTCACATCATCTTTTTTCACATCATCTGCCATCTAAAGTCCTTTCGGTTATCCGAGGTTCAATTGCGTTTCATCAACTAATATTTCCATGCCACACTTGCAACCATAGCGATCCCCTGGCATTTCACCATCACCAATTAGGAATATCTCACCATAGTTTAGTTGATGCTCTGGGTCGGGCTCATCTGCATCCGATGGCAACCACCTATAGGACTCCCCAGCGTAACGGGTTTTGATTTCCTCTGCCACCCGCAGAACAACCTCGTTCTGCACCCGCTGAATGAGTTGAGCAGGGTTGGCCAAAAGCTTTTCCCTCAACTTTGGATCATCTTTCACCCGCGCTTTGTAGCTCTTAATGGTCTTAAGGGCCACGCGGGTGATATCCTTTTTATCAAGTACATCGATTTTGGAAACAAAGCTCAATGCCTCTTTCTTGAGCTTGAGCGATCTGCCCAGGGCCTTTTTGATTTTGGATTTAGGCGCCAGGCGTTTCACTATTTTGGACGGCTCAAATTTAATGCTCACGATTCACCATGGATCAATCCTCAGTAGCAGCACCCAATAGGTTTGTGATCTGGCACCGTCCTTTGTGAGGTGGCCGAATAGCGGTTGCCAGTGGGAAAATAGTTTCAGAACGCGCTCTAATTTTATGTCATGTGTGTTCCATTTAAGAGCCATGAGTGCATTGGGTGCGCTCACCCGATGGGCCTCAAGCTGTGTGGCCTCAACACTCTCAAGAATTTCATCGGTTTTATGATAACCATAGGTTCTGCTCATATCTGAATTGGGTCCACAGTTCATGTGTGGGGGATCATAGCAGATGAGGTTGAAACCAGTGCCCACGTTATCGGGAATCTTTCGGGTGTCGCATACAACTGTGGGTTTAACCTCTGCACGTTTATCCAAAAAGGTGGTGAGGGGGTTGCGCTTGTCGTACCAGATGGCCCGATTGCCTGCCGTTAAATCCAGAATTTTCACCCTGGCAGATCCCCGGCCGATTCACCGGATCCGTTACCGGATCCGTTACCAGGAAGCGCACCAGCTGTAGCCCCGGACTGATCAAGCTCATCCTCAATAGGTTCATCGATTTGGTTATCATCCTCATCAATATCCAGTAACCCCTCAACAATGCGCTTTTTATTTTCCCAGGTGATGTAGTTTTCACTCACCAGATCAAAGGTTTTAACGGCCTCTAAAGCTTGAGCGATCTGCCGGAAATCCTGGGTCTTATATGTGAGGTTGATTCCAAAAAGCGCCTCAACAACAGGCTTTATGATGGCAAAATAATAATTCTTGAGGCCGCGCTCAATGGCCTTTGTGTCGTTTTCCCCGCTTGTGCCGAGGCCGCCGGTCTGCTCACCGTTAATGTATGCGGTTGGTAACCCTAGATAGAATGCACGCTTGGAATCCAAAAACATGATGGACTCTTTCACGGTGGTTAAATCAGGCCTAGCGGTGTCAATAACGTCTTTCCCATCAAGCAGCACGTCTTTTCCAAGGCCGAGTGCGGTGGCAATGGCCAATGCTTGAGCTTTCACCGCTGCTGAATCTGAAAGGGCGGTGGTGGCTCTTAGTGAATCCATTTTGAACTGCAGGGCATTTGAAAGGTTCATCGATTTGTTGAGGGATCCAATAGTGCAGTATTCCAGGGCCGCATAGAGCTTGATCATATCGGTGCGATAGTAGTTTTTGAAGGATATGAAAAGGCCAACAGATGATTCGGCACTGGTTTCATAGTCCTTTCTGATTTGGGCCTGCTCTTGACTGGTGGCCTTTCGGACGACTTTGAGTGCAGCATCGTAAACCAAAAACAGGTCCTGCTTTCCGCTCATTGCCTTGGCCAGCATGGTTATGAGGCCATCATTGGATTCTGATTTCAGGCAATTATCCCATAGCAGGGGCGCTTGATCTTTTGTGAGGCCAGCGGTGCGCTCAACCACATCGGTTAATATTTTTGAAAATATGTTGATAACATCGGTTTCAATGAAGGCCAATTTTGCAATTGGGAGGGGAAAGATATTTGGCAATTCAGGTGATGAATCGGTGCCGATTGAAAAGCCAAGCCATGTTGCAACACTCATTTAATTTTCCCCCAGGTGAGAAGTAACAGTGCCACGATAACGGCACATAACGGAATCAAGTATGTTTCAGGTAACCAAATAAAATCTAGCATGTTATTTCCCCCATAAACAATAGACTGCAATTGCAAATGCAATGAATAGGCAGAGCACTTGTAACCATAACCCCATTATTTCCCCCGAATCAACCCAAGCCATTCCATTCCCCTGGCCAGGGAATCAGGTGCATCATCATGCTTGGCCTTATATTCATATTTTGTAACCTGATCCGAGTATACCTTATCAGATGATCTGCTCAAGTGAATCAAATGGGAATATGAGCCTGCGCTTTGGATCGCCGCGTGTTTATCTGTGGTTGAAAATTTCCCAACAACGCCAATGCCCATCGGTTCAAGTAGTTGTCTCAACTGGATCAATGGTTGATTGCCGGTGGCATTGGTCTCGAAACAAATCTTTTTAACATTGAGCGCCTGGAATATTGGCAACATATCATCAAGGCAATGGTACCATGCTTTTTTCCAAGCGTGGCCCTGGACTGCGATCCCATTGAAATAGCCTTTCATCACACTTATTGCCGTATAGTCGCCACCATCACTCGGATCAATCATGCAGACTGATTCCCCCGCTGGGAATTGATCAACATAGAGCAGGTTGGAAAAGATCGCAGAACCCGCCTTTGGGACTCGTAAATGATAACTCATTTCAATTGAGTCTGGATCGATGCCTGCTATTTTCATCGCGTGAAGGTCTGCATCAAGCTCTGGGATCTGGCCGTGCGGCACCTCCATTGTCTTAATAATTCCCCGGAGGTTGGCATAGAGGTCATCAAAGTGAGCGGGTTGGCCGATGATGCAGATGTTGCTGCAGAGCTTATAGGCCTCATCATAGCGCCGCTTGACGGTGGCACGCATTGATTCCGAAACATCCTCATCGGTAACTGGATCATCCATTAGGATGCGCTTTGGGTGCCTTCCCCGCATTGAGGTTTTGATTGTGATGGCCTCAACGGAATGATCCTGCCCGACTAGTCCTTTAACTCGGATGGTGGTGGCATTGGCCTTATCAAGGGCGACGCCATTCTTTTCGAGTGCATTTTTGATTTCCTCGACTAAGGCACTGCATCTGGATTTTGATTTGGTGATGATGAGATTTGTGAATAGATCCATTTCCTTTCCGAGTAGGTTGGCTTTGTAAATATCGTATGCAGTGCCCATGATGGTTACAAAATCAGTTTTGCCGTAACCCCTGGCGCCCAGCAAAAGGCGCGTTTCAGTTTCATCCAGACCAAATTGCCGCATTTCATTTTGCTTTTCAAATGGGGTGAAATAGTGGGCAGCGGTGCAAAATTCCTCAAAAGATTTCTGGTTAACTACTGGTGGACTACTGGTGGCCGCCGATAATTCAGGCATTGAGGTGTTTCGTCGCCAGCGATCTGGTTGCCGGTTGCACAACCAAAAGATGCCTGCTGAAACATCTGGGGGATAATGTTTTATCACTTTCACTTTGATGGGCATTCCCTCAAAAACAAAAACTTTGGTTTCGGGGTGTGAATATCCTGTGGCGCGGGAAAAGAGTGAGGCCTCAACTAGACCATCTGCAGCGTCTTTTGACTCCTTTATGGCCTGCATAAATTCAGTGTTGGTGCCTTTCCAGTTATAGATAGTGCGCACGGAAACACCAATGGCCTTGGCCACCTGCTCATCGGTGGCGCCGGTTTCATAGAGTGAGGTTATTTTTTCAGTTAATGAAGAATTGAATTTTGAGTGCCGCCCCATGTGGGCATTATCGGTGATAATGGAAAATAGCTCAACCTTTTGCTTTGATCACTTATTTTCGATTTTGATAACCTTGAATCACAATAAACATGATCAGGATAATGATGATTGGGATCATCCAATGTGGGCCATCGCACCAAGGTAACCCGCACCTCACGATAAAACGAGGGGATTCCAAATTAATGAAACCCCCTCACCCCACAATGATTGATGTAAAGGCCAGTCCACAACAATCACTTCTTAAACTTTTTAATGTAGTCAATGAGCCTATCTATTTCAACTGTGGATAACTCTGTTGATAACCTTGGCTCACCAATCACTTGGATGATGATCTCTCTGATATCATCGGCAGATATCCTCTTTTCCCCCATGAGATTCATCAACTCATGTAGCTTGATCTTTTGAGGCGTGAGCTTTTTCCCAAGCGCCTCATCAATATCTGGCCCCTCTGCAGCTGGTGCATGATTCTTGATGGGTGTTGGGCGTGGTGGGCGTGCTGCTGGTGGTGGGCAATCATCGATGGCCTTTCGATTGATTTCCCCATCATCATCCTCTGAATCAACCAAGTTGATCAGTGAACTGCCTGCATAACGGCGTGCATAGGTGATGGCACTGCCAATTGACTGCATGTTTCCCTTATCAACTGAAAGCTTTAAACTTGATGATATGAACTGCCCAGATATGTGGCCAATGATGGTGCGCAAATAATGATCCCCATTTAATGTGAATGGCGGTTGCAACATTAACAGGCCATATTTTCCCATTAATTCCCGATAGGCCTCGGCACATGATTCAAGCGAGGCATATTCATTTTTAAAGTGAGGGTTTTTTTTATCAAGGCGTGCAGGCTTAAGCTCACCTTGAAATTTACATAGCGCCTCAAATAGCAGGTTCAACTCTTTTGATGTATGGAAAACATCAAGTTGATTATGACTCTCATTTTCAATAGGGGCTTCATTCACGATTCTGGCCTTTCGTTACGGATTGAGTTGATGGTTTAACAGGGAATTTTATTAATACAAAGCAAAAAAAAAGCAACAATCGTCTGACGCTAAAAAGCAAAAGCCCGGAGAGATTGACTCTCGTCCGGGCTTTATGCAAACTTCTAAGTGCAAGCTTTAAGTTAAGGAGTAAAGAATATCCCTCCTTAACTTAAAGTTCAACTTTAAATTTTAAATGGTCGCCAAAAGCCTATTTATTCCAGTGAGACCGGTTGAGGTCGCTGAAACTCGAATCCTAAAGTTGGGGATTTAGAGTACCCACGTTACTGACGTGTTGTTGTGGCAAAATAGGGGGGAACGGTATATCGAATCCGTTCGTGGCACGGCACTACGTCCACCATACTTGCAAAAGAGAAACGGTACCGTGCAGAGTGACAGCGGGTGAGACTCATAAAGTCAAAACTCGATTCTAATATCCTAACCTTATCTCTCAGCAATGGGGGGTAGGGGGGGATATTGAGTTCGGCGGGTTCGATCTATAACGTCAATTAACTAGAGGTGCAAATGGAGAAGAAGCGACTTAAAACGCAAAACAAGCTTGATAACTCAAGGCCAATCAACACGGTCTACTACCCTTATCGTCAACTTGCATATTCTAAGGAATCAATTAAGCAACGAAGTGAATCTAATAAGTGGCAAAAAGAGAGACTTAAAAAAAGAGCCAAGTTTATTAAAGACAATCCGAGTGTTAAAGAGTTTTTAGGCGACTTGTTCTGTAAATAATGAGTGGATAAGTTATGTATAAGCTGTACTTAAAACTGGACCGATTGCCTGATTCGTTAAATAAAAAGCTCAATCAACATTATCACAAGCGCAATCGGCAAAACAAAATGTGGGATCTTATCATTGCCTATGAATGCCAAAAAAAAAAGCCTCTTTCCCCGCTACCTAAAGCAAATTTAACAATCATTCGGCACTCACATAGATTCCTTGATTTTGATGGCCTAGTTGGCTCAATGAAACCCGTGGTTGATGCACTCGTAACCGCCGGGGTCCTAGTTGATGATTCTTGGATCGTGATTGGCCGTTGGAATATTGATCAACGCTTTAGAGCCAAGGCAGATGGGCCAATGCTTGAAATCCTCGTTAATGAAACACCGGACAAGCTCACCTAGATCACTTTAGTTGTACAGTTATTGCATCAAGGTTATCATTAACCATCAACATTGGGGTTTTATGGAATCCTTTGAGCAGATTCAAATCAAAAGCATCGATGAAAAAATTAAACACTTAAGGCATACCATAGAGGGCATTCTGCCCATTTGGGAACAAGTCGATAGACGCATCCAGCAGCTTTCACTGGATATTGCCAGACTTGAAAATGAGCGGCTAAACCTTGCGAATGGCCAAACTGAATTGCGCTTTGATGTTGAGTTCTGATTCAAGGCGCTTTATTTCACGGATCATATTAAGGATAACTTGGCTTTTTGCTGAATCATCCATGCCAGAATAGTTTGTAACCAAATCCAAATCGCGCCGCAATATCTTAATGGCCTTCGCAATAGCGCGTTTCCTAATAATCTCTTTTGTTATCTCAACTAATCCCATCACCATGGCAAATCCTTTGGAGATATTTCAGCAACCACATCTTTTCGCCGGTTATAAGGCCGCAACCTGCAATAGGCATTCTGCATTGCTGCATCAACCAAAGTGAGCGTCTTTGATCCCCCGCCACCCGCCTCTATGCACGTCCACTCATTCAGCATCATCGCAACATGTGTGATTTTCGTTACACTTGAGCCATAGAATATAAGAGTGCCACAACACCTCACGCGCGCTCTGGATCTGGATTTGAAAAAATCGTACAGGCCCTGGGCAGTCTGATCCCCAGGGGGATCGATGCCAATCATGGTGAACAACTCTTGAACAAGGCCTGAACAATCAAAACCCTTTATTGAATCATCACCACCCCACAGATAGGGCAGGTTGAGGAAATGCAGGGCGGCAGTCTGAAATAATGCAATAGTCAATGGCACCTCTCCGCACATCTTCTTCTGATTTCACGATAGGATTTTTGCAATAAACTGTATTCATCTAGTGTTAATACCACATCACCAGGCAACACCTCACGCGTATAAGGATCGCGCCCAGGTTGATTTAACGGCGTGGCCAAGCATTGCCATACGGCATTCGGGAAAGTTACACAGGGATCAATGGTGAGCGGGGAAAGCGGTGCTGTGCTACAAGCCACCATTAGAATCATTGGAAATAAATAGAGCCACCGCCGATTTAAGGCTTTTGTGCTGCTCTGGTGTGATTGGTTGACCATCAAAAGCATCCTTATATGCAGCTTTCACCTTTTCGAGACGCTCATCAATAGTGCGCTCACTGAAAGCCTTAGAATTATTTTTGTTGGAATATTCAAGCGCACTAGTAACCCAATAAGTCGTCACCCGTATAAGCACCGCAATCAATATCCGCTCAATCACTTTTTATCGCCATCAAGGTCAAGGCGCTCAATCTGTGGGATCACAAATCGGTCAACTTGATCATAGAACGGCGCTATTAAATCATCGATTGGGGTTGTTGATAAAACCGCTGATTCTCTAGCCCATTGCTTGGTGCCAGTATATACGGCCTTTCCCAACTTTTCCAAGGTTTCCTCCGCTAGCGCCAGACCATCCTTTTTCGCCTCGGCAACAATCATCTGGCCCAATTCTTTCAAATCATAAGCACGTTTCATTTTCATCTCCTTGGTTTAAGTCCAGTGAATCAATCCGACGGTGAGCACGCACAGCAGTCGCCTTGGCATCCAAAATCCCTGATTTAGTCTCGGCCACAAAAAAGCCACACTTAAAAATAAACACGATAACCGCACCAACAGTCGATAGGTTGGTGATGATCAAAATGCCAATGATTGCGTATATGCTTGGGGGGAGTGATTGCACGCTCAAGGGATCGGACTTGAAAGGACGAAACTTTAATTCAGCTTCACCCTCTGGATCACAGTTGGGTCCTGCTTTTGGCAGGACTTGCAAATGCACTGGTTACTGAAATATCTACGGATTTTTTGAACCAATTTTAACCTAATCATCATCGCACTGGCCTTTCAGTTTTTCTGCTTATAACTTGATCAACACATTGCGTACTATACTTGGTTGTATATTGGTATGATTTTCGCCACCGCCGGTTGAAGCATTTACCGCCGTGGTGTTGTTGTTGGTGGCCGTCGCGTTACCAGTTGCCTCTGTGCCGCCCGACGTGGAGGTTGCCGAACCTCTAAAGGCCGTCGCGCCTGCTGCCCCTGTGTCGGCATAGTAAAGCTGTGTTGTGTGAGCGTGGGCCGGTTGAATATGTGTGTGCGCCGTCTGGACGTGCGTATGCGAGGGCATTTGAGCCTCTGTGAGCAGGACCTGCTCAACCCCGCCCGATGCACCCATAACATCACCATCAATCTGCACCGCTAGGCGATTGGATGAGGTGCCGCCCATATCATCTTTCCCCACACCAACGCGACCTCGCATGTCCGGCAGAGGTAACCGCTTATTGGCCGCAAAATCAGCAGCGGCAGAGGCGCCACGCGTTGACACAACACCCGCTGAATCAAGTATAGCTAGCTCAAGGTTTCCAACCGCATTCCATAACAATGTAAATAGATTTGCAGTGTCTGAATTGGCTCTCTCTGTGGCACCCGATGTTGCATTCCCAATCGATCTGCCAGACGCCAGCACCCAACCCGTTGGTGCCGTTGATCCCCAATAGGCCATTTCCATTCCGGTGAGGCCCAGACCATTTAATTTCATATAATCAGTGATCTGCACGGCAGTAACCCGATAGGACTGAATCCCATCATCCGATGGGAAATTCAAATCATCGGAAACAGATCCACGCAATTGCAAGTCGGTTATCTTTTTTGTAGCCACAACTAAACCCCTATTGTTAAATTAATTTCAGTGAAAATCCCAGCAGGTACCAGTTCAAAAAGCATCTGCTCAAGCTCATATTGGGCAGTGAATCCCTTGACAGTCTGAAACGCAATAAAATCACCAACCTCATCAACCACATCATCAAAAACATACGAGTCTGATTCATCGATGTAACGCGCCACAAAGGGTGAGGTTTCAGTGCCAGTGGACTCAATGTCTATCTGCAATTTTCCGGGTGCAGAGATAACAAAAAGCACCACCACATCGTCGCCAAATATCTTTCTAAAAACACTTAAATAGGATTCAAAGGTGCCAGATACAACAAAGGCATCAAATATCTCTGGGAATGTTTCCCGGTAAATGATGGGGTCAATCGCATTAGCTAGCGGGGATCTCTCTGAATTATAGATCAGATCCCCAAGCGGTTGAGCTATGTAGGCCTCATTGTAAAAAGTGTCTTTTTGTGCCGAGGCCTGGACAAGGATTGGCGTGGCAGAGGCCACCATTTTTAATTCCTGATCATCACCTTTAAAATATTGAGGCATGTTTAACTCTCAATCAATGTTGTGTTGGCCAAGGAAACCTCAAGCAAATCATCATAGTTCGCCACGCGCACAGTTGAATAGTAGTTCGCGCCAGCGTTAATTGACCATTCAAGCAGGATTGATTCTGCCCAGGGCGCGTCCAGCACTGTGAAATATCTCTGTGGCTCAAAATTAAGGCCCAGGCGGTAACTTTCGGCGATGTTTTCCAGCAGCAATTCCTTAATATCCTCCGGGCTTGATATTAATACCTGATTGTTGTCGCTAGTTGTGATGGTTAACCGCAAAAGGGTGGTGAGGCGATTGGGCAGATTGTACTTAAAATCAAAACTCTGCCCATTTGTTAAAGTGATGGTTGAGCTTTCAGTGCCCTGGGAAACAATCCCCGCAACAGTTGAATCCTTGATGAGCGTATTGATGATCAGTTTTTTTGCTGCATAGTCAACGGCAAGGTTATCCACATTGACGGCCACAAAAACTTTCCCCGCGTCTGCATCGATTGGCTTTTTAACCGAGGCAATAAAGCCTGCAGTTTCAAGCGCCTCAACTAGGCCCGGATTTGTTACCACAGGGCGTGAAATTCGCTCATTGGTTACCGCAAAATAATCCTGCAGCTTGAGGAATATCTCACTGGTTTTAATTTCATTAACCTGCAATTCCTGAATGAGTGCATAGAAATACTTATAGAAATTGGTGCCCAGGAAAGTCTCAACTGTGTATTCCAGGCCAAATTGGATATTCACGTTTTCCATAACCGAAAGCATCATGGTTTCAATTGATAATGGCGTATATCCAGACTGCTGTGCAAAACCCATAGTTACCTCGCAACCAGTGAGCTATCTGACTCGGATCTGGTTAAATTGAAAGTGTATTTTCCGAAAAGATTTTCGAGCGTGTCAATCACACTGGCAACATTGATTGAATTGTTCGCCAGGACCTGAATTAAATAGGCCTTGAAACTTTCGTTTTGAAATATGAATGTCTCACTGAGGAAATACCTCAAATCAATACCAAGCTCTGGTGCATAGGCCAACGTGCCAAGCTGCACCGAAAGAATGTTGCCTGCCTTTGGAACCTGGGTGTCGAAAAGGCCTAGATCATTGCCTATTGAAACAATATCAACCACGTTTCACCGGCCTAGCCACCAGAGTTGGCCCCGGATCTCCCGCCGGAGACGGCCCCGATATTTTCGCCTTGAGCTTTTCGTATAGCAGATTGATTTCTTTTAACGCCTCATCTTTTATGAGCTTGTTTTC